TACTCAACCGCGCCGACCACAATCGTCTTTGAGCTGATCTTGGATGACGCCACGTATGGCACACTCGACGCAGAGAATGTTTTAGGATAAGGAGCACTTATGGCCACACCAACCACACTTCCAGCCGCCTTTGTTGCCGGGCAGGTTTTAACCGCCGCACAACAAAACGCGCTACGCGGCGCATTCCGTGTTTTGCAAGTTGTCAGTACCACGCTTACATCTACTTTTACAACGACTAGCACATCTTTTACCGATGTAACCGGGTTAAGCGTGTCAATTACTCCATCGTCAACAACTAGTAAAGTTATGGTAATTGTTGCTATGAATGGTTCACAAGACCAAGGTGTTAACGATGCAGGTATTCGTTTAATGCGTGATAGTACGGCAATAGCAATTGGTGACGCAGGCCCAAACAACCGGGCTTCGGCAATGTTTAACGCACAATTTAGTAACACTTCGGCGCCTGCCGCTATCACATTTTTAGACAGCCCCGCAACAATTGCTGCAACTACCTACAAAATACAAATACAAAACAACACCGCTGGAACTTCTTATGTCAACCGCAGCAAAACCGATAACAGCACTTCAGACCGTACCGCGTCAACAATTACAGTTATGGAAATATCAGCATGATCGACTACACCGCAATTTTAAGCGCAAACTATGCAGGCGCACAATGGACAATGTTGGGCGATACTTACGAAGGTTTGACCTGGCTAGATAGCACACCAAAACCAACACAAGCAGAACTAGACGGACAATGGCCACAAGTTGATTACAACAACCAAGTATTGCAAGTTGAAACAACACGCCGCACACAATACGAAGCACAATCAGACGGCCTATTCTTTGAATGGCAACGTGGGACAAACACGCAGGCCGCATGGGAAGCCGCCGTACAAGCAGTCAAAGACGCAAACCCATACCCACCTGCACCAACTAAGAAAAAGTAGTGCGTTGGCGTTACCTCATCGGCTACGTCGCGTTAATAGCGGTCGTTGTGTGGGGTTGCGCTGGGTGTAGTTATGACGGGTCTTATCGTTACCCATGCCAAGACCCAGCCAACTGGCAAAAGCCTGAATGCGAACCACCGATCTGCAACCCATCTGGAACGTGCACAAGGGATTTGATTTATGAGACCACGCCTTAAACCAGAAGAACTACATGCTCGACTAATTGTTGTGGTCGGCGTCGTTCTTGCCGCTGTGTTTGCAATCACCGTTATCGGTTTTGTGTATGCGTTGATGTTCGTGACCCAGCCAATAGACAAACAAGCACCAAATGACGCCGCCTTTATTGACCTGCTATCCACGTTGACTGTGTTCATGACTGGCACCTTGTCAGGTCTTGTAGCCTCAAACGGACTAAAATCTAAAGCCAAGGAGCCAACCAATGAAACAAAGTGACAAAGACCTATTTGCCTCATACGGCCGATCAGTTATTGCAGCGGTCATAGCGGTGTACTCAACAGGCAGCGCAGACCCAGCAGACTTTGTTAAAGCTGCAGTTGCCGCACTTGTGCCAGTTCTCATCCGCTACGTCAACCCAAAAGATTTGGCATTTGGTCGTGGCAGTCGCCAAAGCTAAAGCAGGCGTCCCAAACGCACGGGACTATATCGGCAACGCAGACGGCGCATCACCAGCATCCCGTGCCGGCATGAACGAATGGATTAAACAAGCGATCGCCGCATCAAATGGCGCGCTGTGGAACAACGGGTCTTGGGGTCAACGTGACATGCGCGGTAAGCCAGGCTCATTATCGGTTCACGCAACCGGCAGAGCTGTTGATCTGTCATATCGGAAAAGCGAAAAGAACCCAAAAGCAGGACGCAAAGAAGCGCTGGTTTTTATTGACAAACTGGTTGCCAATGCCAATGATCTTGGCTTGCAATGTATTTTGGATTACTTCCCAGAACCACAGGGTCGAGCATGGCGTTGCGATCGGTACGCATGGCTCAAATATGACAAGCCAACGATCCACGGTGCACCTGGTGGTGACTGGTTCCACATCGAAATAACCCCACAAGCTGCCGACTCGGTAATCTGGGTTAAAGCCGCATTCTTAAAGGTGTTTGGGGAAATCCCACCCAAGGCTTGACCTATCCCCTAAGGTCAAAGTACCGACAAAAGGACAGGGAATGACTGACATCCAGATCTTTGATTACAGCGTCTATACAGGAGTGATGGACAACGGCCAAGAAATCTTGGTTCAGATCTTTACCAACCCCGACTCGGGCAAGTTCCTTATGGGACAAATCGCATTCAGATCGCACGCTTCATCTTGGGGCGTGCCCATACCTTTGGAGAAAAGATGAACTATTTAGCAGAGAAAATCATTGGGCTAGTGCTTTGTACGGTCTTTGGCGTTACGGCGCTTACAGGAGCTCCTAACGCGTCTAGCGCCCCATCTGGCACCATTGCCCTAGCACCGTTAGACGTGCAGAACTACCTAATTGAGCCGACCACGACCACCAGCTCAACAATCTACATTGACCCCTACACGACCGCTTGTGAGCAGTTCAGCGCGCTTGCCGTCAACCTCGGCTGGCCTGCAGATCAACGCACCGTGCTGGAATCAATTATAAAACGCGAAAGCAACTGCACACCAAACGCAATCAATCGCAAAGACCCGTTTGGCGGCTCACGTGGGCTACTCCAAATCAACGGCTCATGGCACAAATGGCTAATTGCAAAAGGCATCATCACACAACCTGCAGATCTGTTACAGGCACAAACTAATTTGCTCGCAGGTTTAGAAATATACAACTACGGGGTCGAGCGCTACGGGTTCGGCTGGGGGCCATGGAGCGTCAAATGAGCGAAGGTGTTGCATGGAATCAAGGCGAACTATCAGAAGAAACCCGACGAATGGTATTGGAGCAAATGATGACAACTAAACACGACATGGCAATCTTTAATTTGATTAACGAAATTGCAGATATAAGCACTAATCCGCACGCAAGCATTATTCAACGTCTCAAGGGCATGAAGAACTCGTTATCACTAGAAGAACCAATGCCATTGCACGATGTGACTACACTTGACTTAGCAATCAAAGCATTACAAGCACATTCCTAACCGACAAGGAGATTCCGACAATGAAAACCTGCACGATCTGCAAAAAAACAATTGCCTATCCTGAAATAACAGGCAAAACACACTTCGTATGTGATGGTCGTGTGCCGGCACGAAAGAACGCCCCATTTATTGAGGGCATGTTGGCATCACAATCATCAGCCGATGCGCGCTGGACACGACCACAACAAAACGAGGTTGACGCTGCCATTGTGCAAGTTGCGCGGACTAAAGGCTTCTTCACATCCGATGACATTTGGAAGCACCTAGGCGATCAGTTCCCTGTTACAAAAGGCATTGCTGGTCGGCTTAACGCTGCCGCTCGACGTGGCATCATTCGCAACACAGGCGAACTGGCGTATGCCCAGCGCGGTGGCGCGCATGACCATGCACAACGTCTAAGCGTCTGGGCTGGCATCTGATGGGCTTTGACCTAAGCAACTACGAAACCGTAGAACAGCGTCTAGTTAGGTTCTGGGCTGCATACCCAAACGGTCGGGTCTATACGTCCATGATGAACTACACAGGCGATGCGTGCGTGTTCTATGCAGAGCTGTACGCCGACAAAGAAGACAAAGTGCCAGTTGCTACGGGCTACGCAGAAGAAGTTAAAAGCGACCGCGGTGTCAACGCAACCTCATTTGTAGAAAACTGTGAGACCAGCGCTATTGGTCGCGCCATTGCTAACTGCCCATTGCAAGCACCTGCAAGCGGCCCTAGGCCGTCACGCAACGAAATGCAAAAGGTCGAGCGCCTAAGCACACCAACCGATACACGGCAAAACCCTGTGCACATACCCTCTGGTGCATTTGCCACACCTAAGCAAATTGGTTACATCAAGAAACTTGCCAAAGATGGTGGGTTTGATGACCTGCGATTGCTAGAACTCATCCAGCGCACGTTGGACAGCGACGAAGCGGTCTTAGAGCTGCTTAAATCGCATGAGGCATCAAAGATTATTGAGGTGCTGAAGTGAGTTATGTGGCATTCAATATCATCGGGATAGTGATGGGTGTTTGGGCAACCGTGCTTGTAGTGATGTGGCAAAACAAGAAATGAAACTCGACCCAAAGATCAGCGAAGCCGACTTTAAGGACATGGTGATCAGCGTTGCCAAACGTTACGGCTGGTTAGTGCATCACGATCTGCCGGCACAGAACAGTCGAGGACGCTGGATGACCAACGTACAAGGCGATGCAGGCTTCCCTGATCTGTTCATGGTGCACCCATTCCAAGGCGGTCGGCCGTTAATAATTGAGTTGAAGGCAGAGAAGGGCAAAACAACACCAGGGCAAAAGATTTGGCTTAAAGCGTGTGAGTTGGCTGGTTGTCATGCAGCGGTCTGGAAGCCAAGCGACATGGAGTATATTCTCTACACTCTCAGCAATCCAAGAATGTGAGCGTTGTAAGGGTTAGATCGTCAAGGGCTGGAACTGATCACTCCTAACCAGCAATGGTGATTACCTTCGGTCTAATCCTTAGAGCGCTTAAACAATCGGCTAGTAGCACGACCTAAGCCATTCGCACGGCAGTTGGTGACACACGGCAACGTGGGTAGATCGGCGCGTCCCGAATCATGCAAGACGAAATGAAACGGGCAGAGCGTCGAGGCGAGTCGTAAACATAATCGGCTTAGTGAATGCAAAGGGAACCAGGTTGGGCAATCTGGTGGGTGGAGCATTCACACATCTCTTGACCTGCAGATGACATACAGTTAACAAACAAAAGAAAGCACCGACATGAACCCGACAACAAACAACACTCAACACAAACAAGAGCAAGGCGCTTGCGCCGCGCTAGCACAAGCCGAAGGCGCGTGAGATGACACGCAAACTAACCGAACACGACACACAGATCTACAAGCAAGCACGCACAGAACTACTGCGTGACTCACCCATCTGCCATTGGTGCAAAAAAAACACAGCAACAGAACTAGACCACCTTGTCGAGTCAGACAAAGGCGGAACAATAGAAGACGGATACGTCGCAGCATGTAAGCCATGCAACAGCGCTCGAGGCGCAACATACCGAAACAAAAAACTAGCCAACGCAAAACAAAATCGGGAAAAAGCAATCAACGATTTTTTATACAGCGATTTAATGCCCCCGAGCCCCATCCAACAATTTGTCGCAAAAGGCTCGAACCAGCCTGAACCAGCGGTAACTGGCCATGATCAGCCAAGACTGGAAACGATGGTGCCAGATCATGCCGGATCACTAGCTGGACTTGTGGGGGACATGGCTAAGAAGGTGCTGCAGATTGATTTGATGCCTTGGCAAATGCATGCTCTTGAGGGGATGCTTGCG